TAAACTATTTATATTTTACTTCATTGACTTGCTGCCCTTGCACTTCCATTTTTTCCGAGAAAGTCGATTTGGACTGTTAGGATCAGATTTCCAGTCGCCTTTAATTTTTGCAGATCGGGCGCAGTAGGCATCTCCTTTTGCCGTGCCGGGCCGAATTCGCTTCCCGCCATCCTTCGCCTTGCCTGCCTGCCCGTAGGAAACCTTTCGAGTCCTGCCAGTCACTGCATTTTTGACAACTTTGACCGAGGCTTTTCCTGCTGCTGGTTTCGCTTTCATTTTTTAACAGGTTTTTTCCTCGCGGTCTTTGCAGACTGCTTAAATTCCTTTGCAGTTGGCGCACCCTTGCTGCCTGCCGCTCGCATTGTCTCGCCACTGCCTGCCGCAATGCGCTTGCGTTTCGCGTGGATGTTAGCGTATAGACCGACTTTTATTTTTGCCGAGGATGGTTTCTTTTTAATTTGCATAAATTACATGATTGCAAAGTTTCCTGCCGAGGGATCGTCCTTATCGTCTGGCGAAACGGCAAGGTCATCGAGTTCCCGTAGCGCAGATTCAAATCCCTCCTTATATTTTGCCTGTAAGGCAACCGCTTCGATGGTCTGCCCCTCAACGCGAGGGATTCGCGACTGCAAGTAGATTCGCAGGCGCATTTTTGTTTTGGCGTTGTACTCGCGCAGGCGAGCAATATCATCTGGTTCCCAAGTCACTTTTTCTTATCCTCTCCCAAAACACTTTTGATGTTTTCCTTTGCATCGGTGACGATGCTTTTCACATCCTTCTTGCCTGTCGCTATGTCGCTCGCGCCTTTTACGATGCCTTTGACGCTATCCTTCGCGCCTTTTACAAATCCCTTAACTGCCGATTTGCCTTTGCGGTAAATGTTCTTGGCAACCTCGACTACCTCGTCATCAATCTCGTCGCTTTTGCCCTGCTTGGTGATTCGGTCGTAGTTTGCCTGCTCCTCTGCGGAGAGCAGGGAGTCGAGTTCCATTTCCTTCTCCTTTATCGTTGGGAGTGGGGTTACCTTTTCTTCGTCTTTTGGTTTTGATTTTAGCTTGTCCATTATTTTTTACTTTCTCTTGCTTCTCTAAATGCTTGTCTAATTGGAATAAATTTTGGTTTTTTTACAAATCGTTTCTGCATATCACTTTCAATTCTATTTGTATTCATTTTATCTTTAACTAACTGAAGTACTTCTGGAGTTAATTTTGCAAGATCAATTGCATTTTCTCCAATATCTATTGCTGCTCCACCAATCGCACCAACAATTGCTCCTGCTGGGTTCCCTGAATAAACTCCTCCAGATGTTGCGCCACCCACCATGCGAGACCCTAATCTTTGAAGATTAGCAATGTACGGATTATCTGTTCTTCCACCGTTAAGATCGTCTAAAATATTCTGTGTTGCGCTTTCGGCTACAATTCCAGCAGCAGTCCCTGCTCCCAGTGCTTTTAAATTTAATGGAATTGGATTTTTACCAGTTGCCGTGAATTTTTTGTACAATTGCTTTCCGCCTTCGACAATTGGATCAATAGTATCATCCACGCCTGCTTGCGAAACAGGTGAGTATTTTGGCTTTTGATATGTAACTCCTCCCATAATTTTTATCCTGCTGTTGGTGGTTTGCCGGGCGCGGCGATCTCGTTGATTGCTTGCCCCTGCGATGGCGACGATGCCTGTAGTGCCTCGCCCATCATGTTTGCTTGCGCTACAGAGGGTCTCTTGCCTGTTCCTATGCTTCTCTGCTGTGCCGCGCCTGCCGCAGGCAGCAAGCCTTCTGGAGGCTCGGTTGCAGTGCCTGCCGTTAGCTTCGCGATGGCAAGCTGCAATCCCTCGCGATATGTCGCGGCTTTTTGCTTGTCCATTCCCTTCGCCTCGCCTGCCGCGATGTGGGCGGCGTAATGCTGCAACGCTCGCGTGAAAGGTTGAACCAATTCCACTGGCAATGCTCCCTCTGGCGCACCAGCAATGACTGGCATGAGCTTCTCGGTTAGCGTCTGCAAGTGGATATCATCATCGTCCCTCGGAGACACTGGCACTTCTTGACCTGCAAGGATCGACTGCAATTCGATGACTTGTTGGCGAGTAGATTCTATGGCATTTGCCTGCACCATGTCGGGCGGAAGGAGGATGGAATTCGCAAGTTCCTGACCAACCTTGCGCGACCAGTCGAGCTTCATCAGTTCGGCCTGATTCACATTCGGGTTGCCAGTGTATCGCTGGATCAGCAAATCAAGGATTGCGTTATCCTGCGCCAGCATATCTGGCAGGAGTTCCTGCGCTGGAGAAAATGCCAAAAGCATGATGTCGGAAGGCGGCAAGTTGCGCTCCAGCATTTTGAGGCAGCAATCAATTGCGTCCTCGTCCAAGTGGCGCGGGATATCGAACGGAACCATGAAGGACGGCAGTTCCATTTGCGATTCTGTGAATACCTCGACCACTTCCCGTTTTGCCCAGATGGAATCAGGGTTGCTGATCCTCGCGACATCCAAAAGCGTCTTCAATTCGGACGCAGTTCGGATGTGTTCTGGATGGCAGATACCTCGTTGCATCCGTTGCACTGCCTGCGACCACTGGAACATCCACCTCGCCAAAATACCTACGCGAATCTGGTTCTCAATCGCGGCGACTCGGTTGATCTCTGACGCAGTCTTGTCGCCAGTCTGAATTCCCATCGCAGACGATGGTAAAAATGTGCCTACCTGAATCTCTGCGAGTCCGCTGATGAACTGGTCAAGCTTAATAAAATCCTCGACATCCGCTGGCATCTGCTGCTGCAACAATTCGTATCCCTCGGAGATAAAAGCTACAGGGTGGTTAACAGTCAGAGGAGCAATCCCAGTCTTTGCTGTCGGGCCTTTTCGCAGCAGCAACATTCCGCGCAAATAGGTATTGTCAATGATCAGATTTCGTGCCTTATCGACTGCAATATGTGTGTTGTACAAGTCGCGCCCAGCACCGCGGGAAGACATCAAAGCACCTGACCCTACCTCAATCGCAAACAACGCGAGGCAGTCGCTCATCTTGTGATACCGATCCAACTGAGTGCAAATTTCCTCGCCAGATTTGTCGTCAAAAAGATATCGGCTAATCTTGCCGTTCGGTTCCTTCACCAGTAGCTCGCCCAGTTCAACATACTTGGCATCGTTCTCATAGCTCGCTCCGTAGCTCCCTTCCCGCATCCAGTCTTCGTATCTCCGCGCATCGTCATCGCTGTCGAGCGTCCTGCCAGCAGGTTTTGCGTTGTTGATTGCTTTGACCAAGTTCTTGATGTGCCACCCTGCCATTGCACTCAATTCAGGGTCTTCCAAAATCGGCAACAATTCCGCGATCTGATACCTTCTTTTCCGCGCCCAGATTGGAGTTGCGTCTGCCTGCTGCGAAGTTTCAATGCTGAAAAAAGAATAGTCTTGACGCATGAATTCTGGTTTCCAATCTCGCGTGTCGTCCCAGCACAATGCGGTAAATCCAAAGGTCGTATTCTCATGCACGATTTGCGCGATGAGGTCGTTCAAGCCTGACCATCCGCGAACGCACTTTGTAATCTCTTCGCGGAATACTTTGGTCTTCTGCTCGCTGTCAATGCTCTGGATCGGGAATTTCGAGTAGGTGAGTGTCGATGCCGCATCGATGACTGTTTTGAATGGTGGTTGAATGCGCGAAACCAAGATTGACAAGAATCCAGTCGGTCGATTGCTTCTCCAATTCTGACCCATCGATTCCAACTTCTTTGGCGAGTAGGGAGGTTCGTTGTTGAGCTTCTTCTGGATCATCGCATTCTTGCGGTTCCTCTCGACATTCTGCTGCTTGAGCCTGCGATAGGCACTGTGGGCTTGCGTGGAGTCTCGAAATGTTCGGCTGACCTTGAGCGTTTTCGGATCAACAACATCACCTTTTTCGTTTCCGCCTTTGTCCGTAATCTCCAGATCAATCCTCTGATCTTTATCGCTCCCGTCCCGAATCCTCGGAGCTTTGGTTGCGTAAAGATTCGTGATTTCAGCGGGTATCGCTTTTGAATTTGTCATAGTTATTTTAGCCAGCACTTGTCTGGAAGATTTCCGCTGATCTCTAAATGCTCCGCATCGAAAAATACTGCTGCCCGATTGTCGTGCCGCAGCACCGCACATCCGCCGAGGCGAGGAGTCGAGGCAGTGTCCCTCGCTTTGCGTATGCTCGCAGAGAGTCGCTCGGTTGCCGTTATGCAAGCACCACAACCTGACCTCCAATTAATGTTTTTTGGACAGTCCAAACATATCCTCGCTCTCGCCTCGGCTAATTCGGAACTCACAAGATTAACTTGCTTGTTGGAATTTAAAATGTTTTTTGCCCATGTCGTTATATCACCCAGCAATTCGGACTCGCGATTCGGCGGGGTTACACTCGTAACCACCACCATGTCAACTCCATGACAGTAGGTTGGGTAACTGCCGCACAAAAAGGCATTGATGTCGCCTTTAACATCGCCATTCGGTAGATAGTTCTCGGCGCGATAAGACTCAACAGTCGAATACAACTCGTTGAGCGTATTCGCCTCAAGAAGTACCTCGCCATCTTTGTAGTGCCAGCCTCCGGGTGGCTTGAATCCATGAATTGGTGTTGCCATTATTTAACGCATAATTCTTGTTTTTAACTCACAAAATTAAATTATCAAGCAATTTTTAACTCAAATATTAAAATTTACTCCGAAAAGTCAACATATCCCATACTTTCAATAGTCTGCATCGGCTTTTCAAATGATTTATCCTTCTTCGGCTCGGTCATCGTCGCAACCAATCCCTCTCTCTGCCGCAACAAATACACCAACAAACTCAACGAATCAAGTTGGTCAGGAGAGTTCTGCCTCGTTCTTTTAACAAAATCTCCTTTGCTTTCAACTCTCACAAGTCCCTGCCCTGCTTGCTTATACCTTCTTGCAGTTGCTTGCCTTACCAAATCTTCGTTAGCAAATGATGGCGATATCTTCAGGTATTCAAACTCCAAGAACCTTGCCAATCCAAAAATTAACTCAGTCACCACACCTGAATAAACCTCGTTCGCTCTCTGCGTGTCCTCGCCCAAAATACTTGTCTCGCTTGCCGCCCAAGAATAGTTGACTCCCAGCACTTCCTTGCCAAACAGACTGCACAACGCATCAGAAATGCCTGCGCCATTCCCAGTCCGATCCACGCACAACCAATTCGGTGCAATCTTCATCTGCTTGCAGAAATCCATGATCTGCTTCGTCTGCTCCAGAGTTGGTTTCTTCGGGAAGTCGATCTGCGAGTCCAACTGCAAAACAACTCTCGGACTCTTCCAAGGAATGAACGCTCCACTCCTCGGTGTCCATCCATCGCTCAATCCAAATCTGCCATGCGAGCAGACAACTTGATCCTTACCTTCCAACGCCAAATCGAACGCCGCCAGCGGTACAACTGGGCCGATAAACCGCACATTCCCCATCGCATTGTCCATCATGGAAGGAGTAATTATCCCCATTGCAATTCCCTCCTGCGGAAACCATCCCCTCGCCATCGTAAAGTACTCTGCCGTCCGCCCCTTGGCCTCGTACGCCTGATAACCCTGCCATGTCTGAAACCCGTGGAAAATCACTTTCTTCTTGACGACATTTTCGCACCTCGCCGCATCCAGTCGCAAAATATGCCATCCATCGCGGGACTCCCACTCGAAATCTTCCTCGCAATCCACAGTCTGCCATCCTCTCGTCGGTTCGCATCGCTTGCCAAACTCGCTGGTTCTGTCCTTCGGATTCGATGCGCCAAATATCTTGATTCTCCCCTTCGCTCCTTCCGTATCCGCAGCAGACAGGATGTTCTGCAAGCCCTCCCAGACCCCAGCAGGAACCTCCTCTGCCTCGTCCAACACAACATGAGTTCTGCTCATCCTTCCCCACTTCTTGTCATGCTTCGCTCTTGGACTCGGATGAAATCCACGCAGCGTTCCCATGCCTGAATCTCCTTTCGGAACCGCTACCAGATGGATTCCGTTCTTGTCATCGTCATTCCCCTGAATGCTCTTTACCAAGTCTTCTGATCCCTCAAATTCTGGCCTGACCAATGCCGTCCGATAAAAGGTCTTGATGGCAGCAAAGACATTCCTCTGCGCGTGAGCTTCGGTCAGAGAGACCACTTTGACGCAGGTATACTCTGGGTCTCGCATCCAATCCAAAAGAAACCATGCCGCCGCATTGAATGTCTTTCCCATCGCGCCTGCTCCCTGAATCAGCAACTTGTCATATTCAAACAGGCATCTCCATGTCTCCTGCGCGGAATGTGGTCGCCAGTCGTACACTGCCTCGCCCCACAACACAGTTGCCGCCGCTTCAAATTGGTCAGCGTCCAACAACGACTGGACATACTTCATCACAACTTCTCTCGCCAACTTCTCGCCCAGCACAATCTTCCCACTCACGCCGCTCGCCATGTTCTTCAACAACCATTCCGCAGCATAGATGATTCCCATCAAATCATGCCGCTCCGCTTGCTCCCTGACCTTGCGAGCAATGTTCAGTGACTGCTGGACTTGATCTTGCTCTACCATTTTCCTTTTGGGCATTCTTCCGTAGCCATGATGACCTTGACTTGCATATTGCAACCGCACTCGTTGCATTTCCCCATCCCACCATAGCCAGCAGGGTCGAACATCTCGCAACTATCGCAAACGCTCAACCTCCTCCTCATCTCTACCTCATCAACACATGGCAATCCTGCTTTGATAAAAGTAGCAGCACTCGCCATAAAATTCTTTGCCTTCTCAAATATGTTCATTGCTAATCCTTCCTTGTTCGATGTCCGAATATTCTTTCAGCGTCAGTCCCATTCTGCTTGCCGCTGATCGCTGATGCTCTTTGCGCTTCAGCCTGTCTGCTCTCATTCGCTTTCCGATATCAATCCACTTCTGCGTCTCGTCAGGGACTTCACCAGTTGCCTCGCACAGACGACAGGGCAACTTCCCAAATTTGTTGTGCGAACTCCCGTCTTTCATATCGAAATGAGCCACTCCGATAAAGTGACCGTGACCATTGCAATCAGGACAGTTCATTCCAACTCCTCCAGATAGAGCGGCGTTGTCTCGCCAATCCATGCGCCTGCAAGGTTGAATTCAAAGTACTCCTCGGCTTGCTCCTCGTCCAGTGCCTCGGTGACTTTCTCGGTTAGTTCTGTATCGGTCATAGCTTTAGCCATTGCACTGGAACAATAGGACAGAGTGCAGCATCGGTTGCTTGGAATACGATAAACTGCAACCCGGGGTGCTTCTCCGCGAGTCTGGATGCCTCCTGCTTCGCTTTGATCAAGTCCCAGTGGATGCGGGTGGGCGGGTACAGCGGGTCGATGCTACAGGCTCGTTCCTCGTAGCAGGATCGTTCGGTGGTCTTATGGAGTCTGGTGATGATGTACATGGTTATTCGTCCTTGTTAGGTCTATTTATTGGGTTTCACTATCTATTATCGTTGTTATCAGAAGGTATAGTCATTTCTGCTTTGTAACCTTACTATTTTCAGCTACATACGCTTCCACTGCCGCCATGTCATTTTGCGCCTGTTTTAGTCCTTCTGGAGTTCTGGAATAAGTATGCGTATAGTTAGGCATAGGCTTGCCCCTCTGTAGCCTCGGCCCGACTGGGCATCCGTTGGCAGTAATCGTGTACATAATATCAAACTCGATCTTCATAAGGTGCTGGTAGTTTGCCTGATTCAAGCTCAATCGACTCTGTCTTTAATCGTGATGGGATTGCAAATGAGACTGTAAGTGCAGTGTTGCCTGTCTGCTCGACCTCGACCTTGTCGCCATACTTCTTAGGTGCGATCTTGGATGCTGCCCACTTGAGAGCGTCCATGCGTAGCCTGCCTATTGATGAGTCATGGGATTGGAATGCTTCATCTACGATCATCTCGGCGTAATAGTCTGCCTGTTTTGCTCTCGCCTGTGTGTATTGCTGTCGAAAGTTTTCGTCATCTTGTAGCCATCGATAGATACTTTTCTGTGCTGGCATATGTTCGTCGAGAATCATGGTGCGTAGGGTCTCTCCATGAGCGAGTCGTTCGCAGATTTCATCGGCGATGTCTTGAGTAAAAACGGAAGGTCTACCCATTTTTTTTTGCTTTGGAAGTTCTTCAGTTGGTTCAGGTAATGAATTGTCTGACATAATAAATTTGACTTTTTAGCATTTTCGTTACTTATTGAAGAGTCTTCGTTAAGCCATTGGGCAATGGCTTAACTGCGAGGTGAGTGATTGTGGTGCTGTTTGCCGATTGTTATCGTTGTGGTAGATGATGGTCACGATAGTTTTTTCGTCTTTTTTGTGTTTACATTTTTGTTGGTGGTAGGATGCGTCGATGGAGGCTGGGTCATCGTCAGGAATGAGGCCAGCGTATCGGAGTTGATCTGTGAGAGGTTTTGTTCCGCCAACGAAGTTGTCAAAGTCTTGGAGTTTGGTACTGACTCGTTCAATGCGGAGATGAGTGCGAGTTTTGCCTTTTGTTTGTGTTTGTGGAGATTTGACCAGTGGGATGAGAGGATCGTGTTGAGGGATGGGGTCAGGTATTCGTTGAGGTGGAGGTGCAGTATAGTAATTCCCGTCTGGGTGTCGGTGGTAACCGAGTGATGCGAGTTTGTCATGTGTCCAGTCGCTCATGTTTTAGTGTGGCGTGAATTTCGTTCGAGAGGTTGTAGGAGAGTTTGAAGAGGTCGATTTTTGAAGTGATTGCGAAGTTGAGTTTATCGATTGAGTTTTCCATTGCGAGTTGCATTTCTGGCGAAGGGATTTCGCAGTGTTTGGTGGCGAGGTCTTCGTAATCCATCAATAGTTTTTTGACATTGATGATGAGGATGGTTGCTGCGGTTGTGAGGTCGATTTCGGTCTGTGTGGGTGGTTCTGTGGATGATGGTAGTAGCATGGGAAAGGGTGCGAGGTTTTTATGCGGTTACCTCGCTGGGTTAAATGAATGACCAGCATAACATAGTTGCCGCCGCAATTACCCGATTGGTTGATGGAGGAGCAGGTTGCGCGAGCCTGCTCTGGGTGTTCTCCGTTTCATGTACGCTGCCATCGTGACCATCATCTACCACAATGGGATTTCGTCGCCGTCCTCGTCAATGGTCTTGACTGGAGGCATTGGTCTGGTTGCGGGTTTAAGCGCGACTGTTGCCCTTGTAGGAGCAGCAACAGGTGATCCTGTGCGGCGAGGCATTGATGCGGCGAGGTCTTTGGCGATCTCTGCTGCTTTGGCTTTAGCCTCGGCCTTTGCTGCCTCCGCCTCCTCTGGCGACTTGCCGCCACTGGTGCGGTCAAAGTTTGGATTGTTCAGCCATTTCGCTTTGAATGATGTCTTGCCATTGTAGTCATCCTGCTCGACCACTACCTCAACTTCTTGCCCTGCGAAGTTGATGTTGTCCCAGTTCCAGTCGATGCCGAAACAAGTTTCGAGAATCTCAATGGTGCGCTCTTGGGTCTTCTCGGAGAGGTAGCCATACCAGTCGATGGTCTTGCCCTTCTGTGCGCCTTCAGTTTCGATGGTGACTGGGATGCGAATGAAGCGTGTTCCGTTTTTGCTCTCGCCCAACCATCCGTAGATTGGTTCGGTTACTTTACCGCAATATGTGCCTTCTTGATCGATTTGATATTTACTCATATTAATATTTATATATTGGTTGTGTTGGTGCTGTTGGTTGCTCGGTTGCCTGCTCGTTTTGTGGCGCGATACTTTGCAGTATGTGCGTCTCAAATTCTTTGAGTTTTGCGCCGACTGCATGAGCGTAGTTCTCCGCTACTTCTTGATTGGCGATAGCGATGGTGATGCTTGTACTGACTGGTTTCGTGTTGCGTTTGCAGGTAGTGACCCGCATATTTAGTTTAGTTATTTTGGGCTGTTTCATTTGATCATATGTGTGCTTATTGATTCATTTATTTCATAAACTTGGTCATGCAGCTTCAAGCGTGTCGGCTTGCATTTAATGATGTATGACTCATCTTTGAAATATACTCTGTTATTTGGATAAATTGTCAAGCGACCTTCATCGGTGACTGCCCAAATCATTGTCTTGTCCTGATCTGGAGAGGCTGAATAGCTATCATTTAAATGTGTTGTTTGGAATAAATATTCTCCATCAACAAATCCATTACAGGTAAGTATCTCGCACTTGCGCCCAAGTAAATGGGGACATTCAAGTATTGTAAACTGATCGGAATAGCAGTTCCACATTTGCGTTTCTTCAGGCAATAAAGAACTGCCATCGGGCCAGAATGAGATAGCCCAAGGAGGCACATTGCGATAGAGCATCCCGCCATCTTGGAAAATCACATTTAATCCCCATGCCCTGTCAGGTATGGAGCAGATTTGAATCCATTGTGCCTTTGCCCATCCTACTGGCTCCTCGTGGGTGTAGTTGGTATCAACCCAGATAAATTTCGAGATTATGAGTGATCCTTGTTTTGTATATAACATAGTTTATTTGCGTGTTGTTTCGTCAATTATTATACATATGGCAACTGATGCCATAGTGATGATAAGTGCTATTATTTCATTGTCCATTGTTTTCAGCAATAAACGGAATTGTTTTCATTCTCGTATGCAGGTTATTTTTATGCCGTAATGCCATCCGACAACTTCCACCTTTGCTCCTAACTTGGCTCGGAGATGGTCAGCAAGGTCTTCTTGGAAGATTTGCTTTGGTGCGGATGCTGAACCAGTTTTGAAAGTGACCGAAGTCGCGAGGTTGAGTCACATTTTTGTTTTCATCACATACATCGCATTTTCCGTAATTCCATGTTGATATGCGCGGAGAACGCTTACCGTGTTTTGACCCGCATTCCCAGCAAGTCCATTGTGGATAGGCTTTGTCCATATTAGTCGCTCCAGCAATCAAATGAACCGCTGTAAGTGTATGGGGTCTTGCTTGTTTCGGAGAATGCGAATGACTGCCCACCGAATCCATGTAGTCCTGCCAGTTCAGTTACAATTTTTTTGTCGAGAGGCTTTTCTGAAGTGATCTTGAAATTTCCCCAATCATGTGTGCCTCGGTCATTTTGATTGATTTCACCAGTGATGATGATTGTGTTATTTATTTTCATGTTTATTTATCTATTTTAACTATTGTATTGAAGTCCTTGATTCTGCGTAAGATTGCACTGCCTCGGTCTTCGGAAAGCATTGCAAGAAGTTGTTGGTTGGTGGTGTTTGTGGTGATTATTGTTGGCATCAGGTTCTGACTCCTGTGTTCCAGAAGGTCAAATAGTTCCAACTCTGCGCGTTCTGTCATTTTCTGTTTGCCAAGATCGTCCAGCATCAGCAATTTTACTCGACGGCATCTGTCGAGTGCCTCTTCGGCCGATGCTCGTTGCTTGCTCTCGGAGTGCCACTGCTCGCCTGCGAAGCGAGCGAACTCGGTGCAGGTTAGTCCGTAGACTGTAGTGCCTGCGAAGTGTTCTCGGCGCAATAGCCACCATGATGCACGGGTCTTGCCCGTGCCGGGCTTGCCCTGAAGGTACAATCCCGTTGGTGATTGTTTCCAGTTCTGCACTGCCTCGCGAAAATCCCCGTGGATGCGTTTTAAATCGCTTTCCCGATACAGAGGTGGGCAAATTGATTCAAACGCGCAGGAGAGCCGATTCTGGCGATTGGCGGTGGCATCTGCATTTGCCTTCATGTCCTGTTTTGTGGCGCAGTCATCGCATATGACCGATAGGTTGAGTTTCCTGCCGCAGACCACCAGTTCAGGGATGGTCATCGATTCAAAGCAGATGGCGCATGAGTGTATTTCGAGCGTAGTCATATATTTATTACCATTCCCATTCGTTTTTCACTTCAGTTTTTGGAGGCAGCGTGACAGGTACAACCCGATTTATCCAACCAATGATGAATTTGCGAGTCATGTCTCGCTTGTTGGTCTCGCACCATGCCTTCATCTTGCCGAGTTCGGACTCGAGGTTGATGTCTGGGTAGTGCCGCTTGAGGTCGGCAATCCATTCTGCATCGACTTGTTTTTGCTCGCGCTTCTTTTTTGGCTTTTCGACTTCGTCAACTTTTCCTGCGTCACTGTTACATATAGCGTAAGCTATATTAACTGTAGATGAAGATGAAGATGTAATGTTGCCCAATGGTTGCAAGGGTGGTTGCAAGGGTGCTTGAACCATCCTTGACTTGCGTAACTCGGCAGATTTCCTGCCGCCTTCGCTTGACTTCTCGCTCCACCTTAATTGTTTACCACGCTCTTCTTCCAAACGCTCATGTACAAGAACAGTGCCTCCGCTCAAGGGTGGTTGCAAGGGTGCTTGCAAGGGTGGTTGGAACATGGTTAGTACCCTGCTTGCAAGGGTGGTTGAAGCACCCTTGCCTATGAGTCGTGCAACTGCTTCAGGATCAGCAGGCACAGACCCATGTTGCCAGCAGTACGCGAGCAGTCGGATGTATGCGCCCTCTTCCTCCAGAGTCATCAAAGAGACTCGCTGGCTACCCAACCAGTCAGAAGGATAGAATTGAAATGCGGGTGATTTATTCATGTATTTTCAAAAATGATTTTATTCCAGAGATTACTTCTGCCTTCTCTGAAAGAATACTTTTGTGCAACTGCGTTTGTGAAGAAATAATTTCTTCATGGTTCAATGAATCAATGTATTCATTAAGATTTTGCCTGAAGCAACCCTCTGGAAGAATTGCTTTTGGGTTTAAAGCGTATCCGCTTTTATTTATCGTCTGAATTGTGTTTGGAGCAAACAAGCATACGACATTGCACATAAGTGCCTCATAAAACCTATTTGCCATGAAGGCAAAGTTATCATGTGTATGCTTGTCCTCGATGTATAAACTGTATTTATAGTTCCTCAAAGACTCTCTTCCAATCTCCCAACTCAATGTATTTGTGCATTTAGCAGTACAACCTAAATCAAGTAATTTCTTCCAGTGTTTGCTACTTGTCGAGACAGTTAATCCAGAATGAAGATATTTTTGGAAGTCATCAGACCTATGTTTTCTATATGTCCCGTAATAAATTATGCGTTCTTTTTCGTTCTCTATCATGTCTTTCTTAACTTCAATGTCATTCCTGAAAATGAGTGAATTCAAATTGCAGGTATGCCATTGATCGATGAAGTCATTTAATTTTTTATCAGCAATATTCTTGCTCAAAATCCAATGCCTGTATCCTGATCTCGGATTATTGCAGATCATGTCGTACTTCCTGTTTTTATCGGTAATCGCATATCTTAACAACTGATTGTCCTCAAGATCGTGATCGTTTACCAACCAGACCAACCTTGCGTCAGGATTATTGTCGATGAACTGCCTGTACAACTTGTGCGGCATATATGGAGATGCGTAGCAGCAAATTATAACATCGTACTTATTCAATATTAATTTGTGGAATGCATACTCACCATCACATAAATCTGCATTCAATTCATTTTTAAGGATTATAGAGTTCCTGCAATGAACTATTGATGTATCCGAATAGTTTTCGCACAAAGGTTTTGATTTGGAAGTAGCTTCAATGATTAGAGTTTTCATCAGCAACACTTCTCTTGGTTTGAAATATCTCGGCCAAGTCATCCTCCTGATCCATGATTAGGCGAGCATAGCAGGCGCGGAAGTCGTTCGACAGTTTGTATGGTTCCTCCGAATCGGTAGCCATGTAGTAATTCCATCGTAACACCTCGTAGAGCATGGCAATGCCCAACTTTGCGTCTGGTTGCCGCTGGCGAAACTGCCTCGCCAGCGCAACAAGTGAATCGTAAACCTGTGGGTTGCCAGAATGGAATCTGGCGAATCGCGCAGGAATTGAATCGTCCTGAACCTCTGGAAGGTCAAAATCAATTTCTAATTGATCTATCATATTATTCAACTTACACCCAAGGGAAGTAAGACAAATCTTTATAAGTTTTTGGGTCACAACAAACTTCCTCTATTGCAATTTCAAGTGACTGTCTTGCGATTGCTGCATCGTCACCATCTTCTAATTTACCAGCCCAAATAATTGCTTGAATTCTATTGTCCTGAACAATTTCTGTAACTATATCTTTAATTCTATCTTTTATTATTTCTGAATAAATCCCAGATAATGTTTCAATAGTCTCATCCTTGTCGTTTTTTTTCATATATTTATTTATTTATCGTTGTTCTTTCATCTTACTCTAAATCTTTGATTTCTTGTTTATTAAATTTTTCTTTGTATGTATGTTTCATTTTATTTTATCTTCGACTCGGTGAGTCTGGCGTTGTTCTTGGTGTAGACTGCCTGATCTGCCTGCGGGAAGTACCCGCGAGGTTCTGCCCATTCGCGTAATACTTCGCCTTTGATATCATCGCCAATGAGTCTGGCGATTTCGAGGTATGTTGCTTGCGTAGCCTGCGCTGCCTCGGCAACAACAGCAATCGGGAAGGTCTCGGAATCCTTAACCTTAACCAATCGGAATCCATCGACGCTTGCTCCTGCCTCGATCTGACGCTTTGCCTCCTCCTTCGCCCAATCCCATAATTGCTTTTTGAAGATATTTGCCTTCCTCAAGAACGAACCAAGTCTGGCAGGGTCTGCCGATAGCTCGGCCTTTATGGTATCAATTGATACTTCTTGTAACACGATTGCCTGCGTCTCTACAACTGGGCCTACAACCTCAACGCAAGTTGATTTTTTAGCGCACCACCCGCAATACTGGCAACTCTCTGGCTTTTTGTCAGGGTCGTTAGCCTTCGCCAAAATCCGCTCGACAATTGCCTTTGCTTCCAGAAGCGTGAAGTGATGGGTCACCACCAATTTCTGATCGGTGAATAACAGGTGAAATGTCCACTCGTCTGCGAATTCGCGTTCCATGTTGCCATAGGAGTATGCTGCCGCTTGGGCCTCATAATCGTAAATCTGCCCGGTTTTGAAATCGTACGAAGTACAAATCCGCGATGCGCGAGCATCCTCGGTTCCTTCATGCGTCATGCCCGGCGTCACCACCTTGAGATTTGCCTCATCGGTCTCGACCTTCGCGCCATTGGCGAGTCGCAGGAGTTCCTCGACTCCCCAAGTCGCAGCATCGATGTCCCGTTGCTCTGTCAGGTCTTGGATTGCCGACTTGTCGCCAGCGAGCAACCTGCGTTGCACTGCGTCGATTTTAACTCCGCGCCCTGCGGCGGGGGATTGACCCCCCGCCGACTCGAAACAAGGACACGCATCGAGTTTTGGTAGCGATGAGTGTCGGATCACTTTGCTGCCTCCAGTGCCGCGCCAATGAACTTCTCTGGCGTTGACTTGATGCGGTTGAGCAGGTCTCCCTCCCCAAGGTCGCGCCATGTTTGCCCATCGCTGATCTTCGCCTTTCCAACGAGGAATGCGTTTACTCCGGCTTCGTTTGCAGAGAGCAAACCTTGCCAGTCTGTGTCCTCGACAATCTCGGCAACCTCGGCAGAAGTC